AGTACATTTCGTCTTCTTCCATACCAGCCAGGACAGAAAGATCGTCGCCAGCCATTACGTCGTCGCTTCCAGCGATTACGCTAATGTTGTCGGGGATCTCGCCAACTGTTACAGGAAAAGTCATAGTGTCGTCCATTTGACCCAGTGCGGGGATAAGTCCGCCTACCAGGCCAGCGCCGCCGGCTGCAATCATTCCGTTACCGATAGCCTTACCCAGGTCGCCTTTTAAGATCATTGGGAAAGCTAGACCGATACCCAGTACAGCCGCATTTTTAATACGGTCGTCGCCTACTGGAATAAAGCCAGCTACTTTTTTACCGATTACAGCTCCAGCGATAATGCCCAAAGCTGCTTGAATGTTGGCCTTGCCAACGGCTCCCATACGACGGCGCGAACTGCGTCTTTTGGTGCTTTTTCTACGTCTTGCCATTGTTGTTGTTTATATGTGTTTTATTACGTCCTAAATTACCATAGCAGCCTATCTGCGTACCAGCCCGGCGATCGTTTTACTGATCTGTCCGACTGGTGCCGGATCTTGTATAGGCGCCGCCGCTGATCGGCTACCGTCTTTCCGAATAACTTTTTGTAAGTCGGATAGTCCAGGTAGCCTTTAGCGCCCACACTTGTTATAAAATTGCCCTCTTTATCATACACGTCTAATTTTTTACCCTTTCTGCTGCTGGGCCGGATCCTTACGTTAAGGCGCCTGGCTTGGGCTGCTGTATAGGGTAAAATTTTATACATTAATAAATAATAACTCCCTTTTTAACTTGATCCATTAAAAACATATCTCTAAATCTTTCTCTGTCTATACTATCGCCGCCATTCCAACTGTCTACACCTTTTTCGTGCTGTATTTTAAAAAACATATTCAATCTTCTATTCAGTTCTGCTCTTGTAAAACCATTATTTTTTAAGGCAGAAGATTGAACTCCTTTTTTACCATAAAAACCATTCACATAATATCTAAACCAAGTTTTTTGTTTAGAAGGTATTTTAATAAATTTTTTTGCACGTGGTAAACCACTTACAACACGAATATTTACATTGTGGCTCTTAGTATCGGTGTGCATTTCAGTAGCAGCTCTTTTTTTAGCTTTTACTTTAGTAGCAGCTTTCTTTTTGGGTGCTGCTTTCTTTTTTACTGCGCCTACTCCAGCTCTTTTTTTGCTGTAACTGATTGCCCAGGCTTGCTTAACGGCTTGCGCCTGTGTTAGCTTAGGGTTTTTTTTACGCAATTTTTGCGCTTCCTTTACAACGGCCTTAAACTTGGCCCTGGCTGCTCTTTGCTTTGCTGTCATTATTTTTTTCTAGTTACAAGGTAGTAAACAGCTACGCCGCCTATTACCCAGGGTAAAAAATTTGGTTTGCCTGTCGCTGTTTTAACTTCCTCTGCCATATCTGTTGTGGGCATAAGATCGCCAGGCTTAGTGAAAACCTGGTCAGCAATATCAATATTTTCTGCGTCAGTAGCCGCTTGTGGCTCCAGCGTTTTTTTAGCCAATTGCTGCGCTCTTTCATTGATAGCGTCTTTTCCTAGCTGTACCAGCTCGGCCGGATCAATTCCAATTTTGTTAAAAAAGTCAGCAACCTTTACCAGCAATGGTGCTGCCGTCGCTGCGGCTGCCGCTGGTGCTGCCGGCGCTACGCCAATACCGTAGCCAAAAATTCTTTTTTTAGTAGATCCTTTCTCCCAGGCCTTTTTTAGTGCGTTGATCTGACCGCCGGCGCTTTCCCAAAAGTTTTGCAGCTTGCTAGGCGCTTTTTGCCAGGCTGCTGCCAGCTTATTTGCTAGGCCAGCAAAATTGATCGTAACCAGTAGTAAAAATGAATTTCTTACCGGTGCCGCTGCAACTTTCAAAACTACCTTAGCTCCTTTTTTTAGTACCTGGCCAGTTGTCCTTTCCGCAGCTTTGCGGGCAGCCAGTACAGTAGTCTGTGCTGCTTGTTTCGCCGCCTTAGTCGGCGCCGCTTTCTTTGCTGCTTTAGCAGCCTTTAAAGCTGCTTTTTGTTGCGCTGTCGCGCCAATTCCGCTTATGCTGTATAGTGCCATTTTTCTATCTGTTGCGTACGTGTATGGTTTTTTATAATTAAAATCGCCGACAACCGGATCGATCCAAATTTCGTTACTGGTGCCAGGGTTTACTACGACAAAAACGTGCTGCGGCTGTTTGTCAAAAACTTTGTAGCTCGCAAACCGATAAGCAAAAGGAATGCCTAAATTCTGCAAAACGCCGCCAGCAAATAAACTGTAATGCTTGCAGTCGCCGTAACCAGTGGCTAGTATTGCAGCCGGACTTTTTACAGTCTGCTTGCTACCAGGCTCAATAACGTAACGCACATTTTTTTTAAGAAAATTAAAAATTTTGCGTGCCGTTTCCTTTTTTGATCCAGCAGTAAAAAAAGAACTTATTTTGCTATAATCCTGGGCGTGCCTACGGTGCGCTTCTAAAATAGCGGCGATAATGTCGCCAGTACTTTGATCTGCCGCAAGCATTTCGCGCTTGTTTTGAAACGGCGCTAGCCTACCCATTAAAGTAGCTGCGTCCATTTCTTAGATCATTTTGCTTTCACTAATAGGCACGACTAGTCCGTCCACGTTAGCTGTACCAGTAAAACTTACCCTGGTAGATCCAGCCGGCTGCTCTAGCAGCTCGCGGATCGTTTCAAAGATTCCGATCGCGCTAGGTCTAGCCTGTAGCTTTATAATTGTTTCGCTATTAGCTTGTATTTTTTGATCGCCAAAAGCCTGTACTGTTGCTACTCCAGCGTTTTGTACGTTGAGCGTTCCAGTAATTGACTTGACGGTAATTTCTTGATTAGTGGGGTTTGCTACCGCCATATCAATATTGAAAATTGGCGCAAATAATCTGCCGCCTGGTCGTATAGCGCGAAGCGTAAAAATTGCTTTTTGCTTAAAGCGTAAACGTGATAACAGTAGCAATAAAGCTGCACCGCCAGCTAAAAAAAAGATATTGCGCATTTACGTTGTGCTGCGGCTTTTTAGATCCTATGTCGTTTGTCGTTACCGAAAATAAAAACGAAAAGCCAATAAAAAAAATCTATTTCAAAATAGTTTCAGTTTTGTAACTTTTCGCCGAGCCCGCGCGCGGCTATGTAGGGCCGCTGCGCGGACTCTGGCGAAGTTAGTGAAAAAAAACGACATTTAGTACAAAACTAGGCCTAAAAATATCCACATTGTTACCTGTATTGACCTTTATTTAATCAAAGTATAGTCTAGTAAGGGCATAAAAAAGGCCCGGCGTAAAAACGCCAGGCCGCCTAAACCAACCCTGCTTATGAAAGGACTAAAATACTACTTTTTCTCAAAATCGCGTATAATCCACGTGCGGCCCTCAAATTTTGCGCTTTGCTTGTCGTACCAATTTATGTACCAGGCTCCCAAACTGGCGCAAAATTGGCCAAATTTGAGCCTATTAGCGATATTTCGGTACTTTCTCGGTCTTTTTGTGTTAGGCTTAAAAAAAACTATTGCAGTCGCTAGGTTTTTGCTCATTTTGTACTATTTTAGCAGTGAATACAGGTGACTCGCGGCAAGTTCCGTAGTCGTTTGTCTGCGCCGGTCGAGTTTACTCCCGGCGCTTTTTTTTAAAAGGGTAAGTCGTCTAAAATAATGCTATCAACCGGCTGGCTACTTTTCGGCTGTATTGGCATTGTAGCCTGGCTAGCTGTTGGGTTTAAATCTTGACTGATTTGCTCACTAAATAAAATACGCAAGTAATTAGTGCCAGCTTTGCTTTTGTTTACCCAGCCGCTTACTCGGTATTGCTTGCCGTCAATAGTTGCGGATCCGGTGTAGTCGGGCTGCGTAGGCTTGTCTTTTGCATTTTTGTAAAGGCTGCCGCTGTTGTTTTTCTGTTCCATAGTTATTGCTGTTCAGTTACCTCTGTCCCCAGGTTAATTTTTAGACTTTTTTGTAGGTATTGCTGGCACTGGCTCTATGTATGGTACCTGGCTCCAGCGGCCGTCAAAGTTCATAATTGCTACCGGCTCAAAGTCGCCGTCGGATCTTATGTATTTAGGTTTTAAAACGAACTGGCCAGCGTCCTTGTTTTTTTCCACTATCATTGTGGCCTGGCTCCAGCGATCGGTATTACTACCTAAGTGGCCCAGCGTTTCGCCTTGTCCTTTACCCAGGTGCAGCACTCCTATTAGTAAAATATCGTATTGCTTGGTAATTCTTTTCAGCCAGTTCGTTACTAGCCTAGTTTCTTTGGGGTCGTTATAGTCCAGGCATAGATCCAAAAGGCCGTCCACTATTAAGCAGCTACAATCTTTATTATCGATAAGGTACTGTTCTATCATTAAGCGAATTTTACTAGGCATATCCTCGCGCATAGTAAAAGCGTCAAAATGATTAGGCAGCTTTTTTTTATCTGCCAGGCTAATTATTTTATCCATTTGCCTGTAAAAATCAAAGCTGCTCATTTCAGTATCAAAGTAACCGATCCTCGGACGGTCAGTAGGGAGCTGCAACTTCATACCCCAAATGCCTTGAAAAGGCGGCACTAGGGCCGAAGCCGCAGCAGCTCCCACAAACGTACTTTTGCTAGCTTTCGGTAGGCCCGAAAAGACAATATAGCTTTGTAAACAGCCAATAACTTTGCCTTGAATAGTAAAAATAGGCGCTTGCGCTGGCGGCCTATTGGCAGCGTCATATCGCCTGGCCTGTAATAAGTCAGTAATTTCCCGAACGTCGTTTGCCATTTAATTAGTAGTTCCAGTAGCTAGAAAGCCATAGCATAAATAAAGTAATGATCAGCAGCCACATTTTAGGGCTATTCAATGATCTGTAAAGTATTTTCATCGGGCTTTTGATTTAATTGGTCTAGTAATGTTTTCGCAGTGATAATCGCAGCCTGGACTGGTGTAATTGGCTCGCCTTTGTCGGCTAGTGGGTGTTTTCTGCCTAGCTCTAAATAGACAGGCAGTAGCTGTATAGCAAAATACTCCAGTTTAGTCATTCCAGGGATAGGCGCAATTAAGCGGCCTAAATTGTCTTGCGCTACTTGCGGCGGAAACGCCGGCTGGTGTTGGTTTTCCATTTGTTTAGGTTTTTTTTAGTGTAATAAATAAAAAAAGATAATTCTATAAGAATATAAGCTATGCAAAATATCGGCAAGCATACTAATAGTAAAAAAAGCAGCTCTGCTATAAATTTAACCCAGCTCATCGGGTATGTTATTTACGTTTTGCACTACTCTTTGATAGTAGTCTATGCTTTCGCCAATAAGCAGCCGCAGCTCCATACCCAGGTTAAAAGGGATTAAAGACTGGTCAAATTTAGCCCGGCTGCCGCAAGAGTAGGTAAATTCAATATTTACCCTGGCGTCGTCAATGTGTTTGCCTAAAAATTGTAATGTTCTAATTTTCTGCTCTAGTTCACGCAAGTAAGCTGCGCGATCGCTTAGGATAGCCATAGTTCCGTAATTTAGGTTAGTAAAGCCGTTTGTCGTATGTAAATTTATAAAACTATTTTACATACCAGCAAAAAAAAATTTGCCTGTAAGTAGGCAAATTACACAAAAAACTGATTTTTAACTATTTCCGCTTTCTTTTAAAAAGCAAAAAAGTTAATAAGCCAGCTGCCAAAAAAAAAACCTGGTAAAATACCAGCCGGGGTTAAATACAGTGCCGCTTCTTTTTTTCGCCTATTGATAAGCCCTTGCACTACTACCCCTCTGCTAGTAATGATACTGTCTTTTATAATATTGGCTACTTGCTCTGCTGGCAAATTATTTTTAATTGCTGGTATTATTCTACTGCGTCTTAGGTTACCAGCTCCAGCGTTATAAGCTATACTAATTAACGTGGCGTATTGATTATCGTTGATTTTTTTGTGATCAATTAACCGTCTCACGCTGGCCTCTTTTTCTTTTACCTCGTCTATCAGTAACTGATCGGCTTCGGCCCTAGTAATTACGTCCGTAGCTGTTACCGGGCGGCCTTTTAAATAAATACTACCCCAGCCGATTGTGTAAATTCTAGCAAAGCGATCCCAGTAACTATAAACTTTATCAGTAGCAGGCCCCTCTTTAGGCAAATAGGTAAGGCAATAACCTCGCCTGGCGTCCATACAAGGCGGCGTTTTGCTGGCCAGGCCCTCAAACTGCGCAATAACTTCAACTGCTTTTATTATGCTTCTGTTTATGTTTGCCATATTATTGGTTAGTTATTCTTTTTATTTCCGGTATCGTTATAAAGGTTTCAGCGTATTTATCATAACCCGAATTAAAAAAACGCCGTTGCCTAATTAAGCTATTCCAGCTATTGTATTGCGTAGTGTACTGCCATAGCTTTTTAGGATCTGTTATAATATTAGCCCTTTTTAGGTAAGCTCCTACCATAGCGCCGGTGCGATCTGCTCCGTGTGCGCAGTGTATTAAGGTGTTTCCGTCCTTTAATAGATCGTAAGCTAGCCTGGCGCTAGTTTCATAGCCCTTGCCGCTTTTATAACCCTGGTGCGAACTCAAAGACACGTACTGGCAGCCTAGCGACTGACATAGCGCCTTTTCCTCTGCTCTACTAAATTGGCGATCGCTAGTGTATTTTTGACTGTCCAGGCCGTCTCCATTCAGCCTTACTACTTTTTTTATACCGTATTTACGGATAAAGTCGGCTAGTTTGTCTTTTGGTATCTGTCCGGATCGGTAGTTATTTTTGCCGTCCGGTATTAAATGAATGTTATAGCGTTTCGACAACGCCGGATCTTCTTGCTCCGGGTTAAGATTTCTTTTTTGCGCAAAGCTGCGCACAATAAAAAGCGCTGCAACGGCTAAAAAAATTACGCTATAATCAATCTTTTTGGTCATAGTCTTTTGCAAAAGATAGGCCCAGCGCAGTAGTTATGGCTGTTACTCCCTCTACGACTTGTCCTTTTAGAATAAAAGCTACGCCACTAATTAGAGAAGCGATCCCAAAAAAGGTAGTTTTCCAGCTTTTAGGCTTTTGAATTTTCATATTTAATATAGTTTAAACCGTTATAAATAATCGTCGCCAGGCCCAGGGCCGCCATTATTGACCGATCTTGACCTTTAAGCCTGGTAGCAGCATACAGCATAAAAGGCCCAATAAAGGCCACGTCTGCTATTCTTACTGCTTGCGATTTCATTAGTCCTTAATTAAATGCTCTAGCAAAATATCCAGCTTTGTTTCCAGCCTGGTTAAACGCTGATCGTGATCCTCATTTTTTGAGAGTTTATCCTCTAGCGCTTTTACTCGTTGATGCAAAACGGCCCAGCTAGCGGCAAAACCGCAAAGGCTACTTATTACTATCGTCGCTACTTGTAGATCCACTTTCTTGCTGTTTTTTTGTTTGTTCTGCGATTGTTATATTAACCTCGCGCAGCTTAGATTGTAAAAATTCAATGTTTGCTAACAGGTCGTAAGCCTGTGCTTTTAGTTCTTGTAGGTTTGTCATTTTTTAGGGTATTAGTGTTAGATTAAGTTGCTCGCAAATATACTGGTAAGCCGCTAAATTAACGTCAGCAGCCTGGCCCCAGTCTGCGTATGCCTGGCCGCTTATCGTTGTATTTCCATTGGCCAAGTTTTGCGACTGTATTTCTTCGCCCTCGCCGCTTACTTTGTTAATAAGCCAATAAAACTGCGCATAGTCTTTAAGATTGTCTAGCACTATGCTTGCCACTATCTCGTTTCCTTGCTCGGCTTGTCCATTAAGCCAAATTGTTACCGGTGTAATTGAATATCCCATTTTATTTTATTTTATGCTAAAATTCCTGTATTACGTAATGCTTGCACTACTTGTGCTATTGTATAGCCGCCAAAAGTATCTGTATCGGTTACAGTTGCACCGCCGCCGCCTACTCTAGTTGCTCCAGCTACGGCCGTCGTGGGCTGTACTATTGGCGTAGCGTTCCAAAATGCCAGTTTTTGACTAGTGGCTGTTCCTATTTTAGTTCCAGTAGTTGTATTGAAAGCTATATTATTTGCGTCTGCAAAAGTTAAACCGCCAGCCGCCGGTATTGTTAGTCTTGTTGCTCCATTAGTTCCAAAATGTAAAAGTCCATTGGCAGTATTATTTATGCTTGCGTCACCCGACGCATTAAATTGACCTATTGCCAAGTCCGTTGCTGCACCTGTATATTGATGTCTGATTTGTGAAGCGCCTGTAACTTCTAAAATATTTCCCGCATTTGTTGATTTACCAATACTTGTATTTCCTGCTACAACTAAACCATTTGTCGGCGCAGTAGTGCTGGCTGAATAACCGATAGCGCAGTTACCATTGACTTGTAGTTTAGAACCAGCCGTATTAGTATTTATGCCAATATTCCCATTGCTAAATATTCTCATTCTGTCTGCTCCGGCATTACTGTCATAAAATCTTAAAGCACCAGCACCAGAATTACCCGTCTGCAATAACCAAGATCCCTCTGTAGTTGCATTTAACCTTATTGCAGCATTTGCATTTACACCTGTTGAAGTTGTGCTAACTCTTATACTTTGGTCCCCACTAGCAGAAGCGTCAATAATAAAACCAACAGCCGGACTTACTCCTACTCCAACTTGACCGGCTACAATTAAACCATTTGTAGGCGCTGGCGTTGAAACAGAATAACCTATAGCTAAATTACCATTAACTTGTAATTTTGATCCAGGCGTAGCTGTGCTTATGCCAATATTTAAAGCGTTGTCATATATTAAACTATCGCCCAACGTAGTGGCCGCAGTAAACTTTGGCAAGTAGTTAGTCGTTCCACTGCCACTTATGCCGCCGCCAGTGCTAGATATTTGACCGGCAGCGATTGTTATATTAGTGCCGGCAGTTATTACTGTTCCGTCAGCCGCCAATATCTGTGAAGCTGTACCGCCTGACTTTACCAGGCTATTTGCCGTAAGCGTGCTAGTTATTTTAGCTGTTCCAGTAACTTGTAGCGCTTCGCCTGTATTGGTAGTGCTTTTAATTAGCAAATTACCGTTAAAGTAATTTAGATCGCTGGCGCCCTCTTGATATATTCCCCAGCGATTAGTATAGGTAACTGTACCTGTGCCAGTCGTTTGGTCGTTAATTAAGATCGCGTAGTTATTAGTAATATTAACGCCGACGCCGCTATTATCCGGAAAGCATACGCGAAGCCCGGCCAAATGTGTTATCGTACCCGTAGCAACGCCACTAAAAGCATATACGGACGAAAGCGCACTAAAAGCCCTTACAGTTGCTCCTTGCGTTACTGTTAAAGTACCGCCAAGCCCTGTAAAACTTATAACGCTGTTACCCTCTAAGCCTTGTCGTCCTGTGGCGCCTATTGTGGCATTTCCTTGAATAGTTACATTTAGATTACTATTTACAGCGCCTAGTGCTGCCAAGCCTATGCTAGTGCCGGCTGAAATTGTTAAGTTATGTCGCGCTAAAATTCCTATGCTGTCGCCTGTGCTGTACGTTTCTTGACTAAACGCAATTTTTTCGCTAGTATTGGCATAAACAATAAATGCGTCACTGCTTAAATTGCTATTTAAAATAGAAAAGTAATTGTCGCCGCCATTATAAGTATCGCCTAAGCGCCAAATATTTGATCCAGCTCTTTGCAGTGCTAAATAATTATTGTTAGTTGCTCCAGTGCTGTTATTACTTTGTAAAGTTCCTGTTCCGTGAATATCTAGCCTAGATCCAGGCGTGCTAGTTCCTATTCCCAGCCTGGTATTTGTATTATCCCAGTAAAGGTTAGAACTAGATCCAATAGCCTGGGAGCCGGTAAAATAAGCCACTTGCGTAGCTGTGCCAGTTCCGGTAATTGTGCCAGCTCCAGGGCCGCCGATTAGATCCCAGGTAGTACCGTTATCCCGATAGATCTCAAAAGTATCGGTACTAACAAACAGTCTGCCTGTCTGTCCGGCGGCTGGCCTGTTAGCAAATGTATTACTATTAATACTCGGCGATCCAAGCTGATTAAGTATATTAAAATCTACAAACACTATACGTAGCGTTTAAGTATTACTGTTAATTGATTGACGCCGGCGCCGCTAAAATTAAATGAGTAAACTTTTACATTTATCTCGTCGCGATTACCGGTAATATTCCAAGACTGGTTAGGCGTTAGCAAAAAGCCGTCCACTGTTACGTTAGACGTGCCTTGATTAACGAAAATAACGCTGTTAGCGTTAGTGTCCGTTTGGCCGCTTAGCTGAAATATTTTAGTTTCTGTTATAAATTTTACGCAAGCCATTATCTACAATATTTTTGGTCGTTAGCGTATTCGCTTTTCATTGTCGTCTCGTCGGGCAAAAAAGTCGTTTGATCAACTATGTCCGATACCATTTGTCTAGCAGTGCTGGCCGCTACTTCTGCGCTAGGCGCAGCCTTGCCAGTAGATTTTTTACGTCTTAGCCAGTAGTAATATATCGCCGCTGCTGCTACAAGATAAAGTAAAGTGCCTTTTTTCATTTTTAATATTTTATACTAACACGTCATCGCCAAAACCTGCAAAACGGATAGGCTTTGAAAGCGCTTTTGTTACTGCTTTTGCTTGCGCTCTAGTAGCCGTCTTTGACTTAACAGCTCGCTTTACCGCTGTGCGCTGCGCTTCTTTTGCTTTTTTAGCTTGCTCGGTACGTGGCTTAAATAATGCGCTTACTAGCTTAATACCTACGTCGGCTACGCTAACTTTTGGCGCTGCTGCTCTCTCTGCTTCAAACTCCTCTGCTGTTTGCCGTATCGGCATATCGGCAGTAACGGTAACCCTGGGCCGTCTGCGAAAGGCCATAAAGGCGACAGCGGCTCCAGCGATCAATAGTAAGGGTAAAAGATTTTTTTTCATTTTTTTGTCTGTTTATAAATATAACCGGCTGCCCATACTACAACTACGCCAATTAAAATTTTTTTTCCGAACTTAATTAACCTATCTGTTGTACTTAAATTTTGTTCTTCTTCTTCTTCAACCGTTAAAATACCAGCCGACTGCCTAGCCGCTTTGCTTAATTTAATGTCTTTTAACTTTACAGCATAATATTTACCATCTTTACCACTAAAAGTTAAATAGTCGTCTTTTCTTTCAGCATACTTTATTCCATATCTGCTAATATATTCAGGCCCTTTTAACAAAAAACTATCTATTGTCATTCTATAACCTATTGGCAAGCCATTTCCTATTGGAATTGCTTTAAAGCCTAACCTATTAACGTCAAAGGCTCTAAAAAAAGGCGTTTTTTGCTCCAGCGTAATTGTTTTATCAATTAGCTGGCTAGCTCTTATTTCATTACTCATTACTTCCTAAGCATTGTTAACAGCATACTGATTTGAGCTTGCGGCATAGCTGCCAGCTTCGCCAAGTCGTCGGCTGTTACTCCTTTACTGAATAAAGTTTGAATTACTTGCTCCATATCTTGCGTGCCGCTTACGTGCTGCACTTTTGGGGCTGTAAAACTGCTTACAATGTTTCCAAGCATAGCGATTAGCATTTGTTGTACTTGTGGCTGTTGAAGCATACCGGCTAAAATACTGGACGGCGTTACTGGCTGCTCCTTTTCTTCTTCTTCTTCGTCGTCTGCTTCCAGTTCGTTTATCCTTTCAGCTCGTAATGCCCGGATCTCGTTTAGTATCTCGTTATTGATCTGCGCCTGTTGATTGCTTACGCCATAACCGGCGATCATTCCTACCGGCGCTTCGTTTAATACAAAAACCTTATTGATGGCTGGCGCAACTCTTTCTTTGTCTTTATCATTGTAAAGACCTAAAACAAAGTTATTGTAGTCGTCCGGTGCGATAAACTCCAGCTCGCGCTCTAGTTTTTCCAAGCCGTCCTCTTTGCTTTTGCCGTCATAAGCGCCAGTAATGTTTTTAGCCATTACCGAAAACCTGAAAATCTTCCAGGCAGCTTGTGGCTGTTCACTGTACCAATTTAGGACTGCGCTTTTTGACCGTAGTTGTGCCGTACTTGCCATAGGTTAGATATAGTAAACTCCAAAACAAAAACTAAAATTAGTGGTATTTGCTGGTGCTGACGCGATAGTAATATAGCTTTTATCCCAGGTTATCTTTTGTCCGCTAAATTCGGGCAGGCTACGTACAAAAGGCGCTGTCGCAGTCGTTGTAGCTTGCGTACGGATTAAAGAAATTAAAGGGATACGAAACAAGTCCTGGCGTTCATTAGAATATAAAACCAGGTAACTTTTTTGCATAATAGCTGCGGATGGCAGCGCCACGTTGTTAGGCGATACGGTCAGCGTATCTACTGCAAATGTTTCCAACGCCATTAGCGCTGTGTAGCGCAGTTTTGGTAGATCGGGAAAGCTCCACTGCGTTTGTGTTTGTCCTGTTACTGCTACTCCAGGTACCAGTAGCTCGACAAGTTCGTACTTTGCGGCTTTAAATGCCATTTTGATAAATTTTACTTTTTTTTAATAAGGGCAGCGGCCGGGGCCGCTACCCTTTTTTTTACCTATTAAAACCAACTGCAAAAAATTAACGCACTGGCGTTACGTTTTGTGCCAGGTGTCCACGTAGTACCAATACTGCGCGGCTGTTTGTTTCTACGGCAGTCATTGCTTGTGGCAACTGTACCTGTAGAGTGTTTTGCTTAGATCCTACCAAAACCCAGGCAGGCTCTACTGGATAAAAAGCGCTTTCGCCGCCGTCTTGTTGATCCTTAAATGCTTCAGTATTTGCAGCGTAGTAAGGTGCTGTCTGCTGCTGTGTTTGTGGCACAGAGTAATGACGATACAAGTCGTAAGCTGGTACGATTTGACGGTTATTTACAGTCAAAGAAAGGCTGCTATTATACCAGTTGTAAAGGCTGGTAGCTGTGTTAGCGGCAGTGAAAATCTGCGCATTTGGGTAAGTTACTAGCTGAAAGTTAGTAGCTGTTGAGCTGCTAGGCTTACAGAAAAACAAACCGATTGAGCTACATACGAAGGCGTCTTGCAAATTCAAACGCTGCTCAGTATTAAAACTGGTAGTGTTTGAGCTGCTTACGTCGTTAGTAAGTACTGGGAATTGATAGTTTGTGATAGTAGTTGATAGAGCTACTTCCAAACGAAGGTAAGACTGTGAAAGTACAGCCTGTCCAAGCGAAAAACCAGCGCGATTGATCGCTTCTTTTGCCTTTTCAAAGGCTAGGCGGGTGCCAACGGTAGATGCCATTTTAATTGTTGCCCTGTTCGATATGGCCCAGGGCCGGGCTTTTTGTTTTTAAATAAAGGTGAATACAGGTGATCTCTTTAGTACATTTCGTCTTCTTCCATACCAGCCAGGACAGAAAGATCGTCGCCAGCCATTACGTCGTCGCTTCCAGCGATTACGCTAATGTTGTCGGGGATCTCGCC